TCAAGTCAATATCTAGGATTAATTTCTGTGGTATTGCTGGATGGAATATTTGGTATCATAGCAGGTACTAAACGAGAAGGATTTAAAACATTTAAAGCTTTAAAAATTCTTAGAACACTCGTAACATGGGTTATGTTTTTAACCGTGTTGCTATTAGTAGAAAAAGGATTTAAAGGTACTGCTTGGTTAAGTGAAACAATTTTAATTCCTTTTATTGTATTTCAATTAATTAGTGCACTTAAAAATGCATCGATGTCAGGTTTTATCAAAACAGAAATATTGAATAAAATATTAGACCAAATAGATGCCCATAAAGGAACTAGATAAACTGAATGGACAACTTAGGAAAATTTATACCACTATTCTTAAGTGGTGGATGGGTAGTATTAATAATCGGGGCGGCAGGAATGTTGGCCCGACTTGCTACAAGTAAAAACCCTGAAGAAAAAACAACATCACAAATCATAAATAATATGTTTGCAGCAATGATTGCATCATTAATTGCGTGGTTTATATTAGAACAATTTGCAATCGCAGCAATGTGGAAAGCATTAGTATACGGATTGGTAGGATTAAATTCGCCGGAAATCTTATCAGGAATAATTAAAATATCAACTAAATTTTCTGAGAATCCAGCAGAGTTTCTTTCAAATGCTAAATCCGGCAAGATTACATCATCAACAAAAAAAGCACCCATTAAAAGGTCTACGACAAGAAAAACTAAATGAAACAAACAACATTAATGGTTATATTGACAGGAATTATCATTGTCGTAGCCAGTTTCGGAAAATATGTTGAATCTAATATATCAACATCAGCCACTACAATTTTAGAAGATAGATTGAAGCCAGCTCCTATGCTATCTCATATTTTTGATTACTTTGGCACAACGGTACAAGATGCCCTAACTACATCTAACACTGATATCAGAAATATTCAACAACAACGAGAATATATTCTAGAACAACGCATAGAACGTGATACTTTGTGGAATCGATACACTAGCACATATCTAGTTGAATCAGAAGCCAACATGGTTGATAAAGTTAATGCGGAAATGGCTGACTTAGATAAAACTATCGATTTCATTTTAACATCTGCAGATACAAACAAAGTTAAATCTATAATAACATCTGATGCATTTAATGCTGAGATGAATGCCACAATGAATGATATCAATTGGTTGTTAGATTTACAAACAGAGGTTGGTCAGGCAGAAACCATGAAAATGATTGACTTACTGAATAACTTTTCCAATTTTATGATTGGGGCAATTTCTTTAGCATTTATCATGTTAGGATCTATTTTATATCCAAAAATATTCAAAGATAAAACTCCAGCTAAACCAGTTAGAAAAACTAGAGCTACAACAAAAAAACCAGTAGCCCGTAAACCAGCTGCAAAGAAGCCAGCAACTAGGACAACAAGAAAATGATCAAGATACTATTAGCAACATTAGCAATTATACTAACTACAAACAGTATTGCTCAGGACACTATTCAGAATCACAATTACATATGCATTGGTACTGGTGCATTCTTTAATTCTCCAATGAAAGATTGGAAACAATTATTAGGAGCTTCGATTGAGTATGGTCGATACTTTAAATCAGGAATGTCAGTAGGCGTAAATTTTGGATATTGGTCTTTGCTTAAAGGATCTGAATATAACGGAGTAAAAATTACATATCCATTGCTATCAAATGATTATTATGCATTTTCAATGAGTGGTGGGGTAAATTATTTTTACACATATAAAGAATTGCTGTTTGAATATGATTTCAATACCAGCATCTTTCTTAAAAATGATTATTCGCTTAGTTTGAGTTATTGCTTTCAAAGTGGTTTAGGTTACGATCGAGCACAGAGTTTCAATATTGGCGTTAATAAAGATTTCTAATCTTTGAAATTGTATGTTAATTCATTATATTATAGTATGAATTATCGTTACATTATCATGGCATATCTTATGTTCATGTTTGGTCAAGGAATTGTGTGGATACAGACAAATGGACCTATCTTATGGCCGTGGGCTAAACAACACAAGTTTTGGCTGATGCTTCTCGGAGTTCCTATCACATGGTTGTTTATGGAAGCAACAAGTCTTGTAGTGCAAGGATTTAATGGAATGTTTTGGCCCGGCAGGTTTATGTCATTCACGGCAGGAATATTTATTTTTACAATTATGACCTATGTGTTTAAACACGAAGCCATCAATTTAAAAACAGCAGTATCCTTGTCATTAGCATTTGCCTTAATATTAGTTCAGCTCTTTTGGAAATCGTGATATTTATTATAGATGATAACCGAATACGAAACACAGAGCACACTTAATCCAAAACTTTGGAAAGGCGATCAACTTCGTCCAAAGTTGCGTGTTGGATTTATGAAAATTGCCAAAGAATTTTATAATTTCCTAGAAATAAATGCAGATATACATGATGTCATTTTGATTGGAAGCAATGCAAATTACAATTGGACTGAGTACAGTGATATTGATTTGCATGTTGTAATTAATTACATGGAAGTGGGTGATAACATGCACTTGGTTGGTAATTATATGCATGCTAAAAAAAGTATATGGAATGTAAATTATCCATTAATATACAAAGGCATGAACATTGAACTTTATGCCCAAGATTCAAATCAGGAATTACATTCAACAGTAGGCGTTTATTCGGTGATGAAAGGCAAATGGATTTCACAACCATCAGCTGACCAAGTATCGATTGATGATTCTGCAATTCAACAAAAGGCAGATCCATACCAATATGAGATTGATGCTTTAAAAGAAGAAGATCCACAAGTAGAACAAAAAATTCAAAACATAAAACAAAGATTACGCCATCTCCGTAGTACAGGCTTGCAAGCTGAGGGAGAATACTCGATTGAGAATATGGCTTATAAACATCTACGTAATCAAGGTTATTTAGAACGTTTAAATCGTATTGAGCAAAAAGTATCTAGAGGTCGTCTTGCAATAGAACAAGTCGTAAAAGAAGTAGATATGCCAGATTTAGCTAAAAAAACAAAAGATCAAGTTAAACGGTTTGTAGGTGCAGTTAAAACCGAAACCGATGAAACAAAACACGCAATGGCCATGCTACTGCAACATCTTAACGGAGAAAAACTAACTTCAGAAGAATGGAAATGGGTTCGCAATCAAATGGGTGATGTAGTGAAAATGTTAGGATTAACAGGTATGGCAATTGCGCCAGGCGGTAGTTTATTGGCAATTTTAGCCAAAGCAATCAAAGCCGACAAATACATATTACCATCGGCATTCAAAAAACAAGACGAAGTTACTGAATCCTTGATAATGCAACATAATCATGTTGTAGTAAAGCCTTCTAAAATAGAAGGAGCCAATAAAGGTTTGTTTTCTAATCAAGGTTTTAGAAAAGATCAACTTATAGGTTTAGCTCATAAAAATGGTCAACCTGTTGGACACATTGGAAAGATGCATAATCATTCTGATGAACCTAACATGTATAGTATTAAAAAAGGTAATCAAAGATATGTATATGCAAAACGTGATATACAACCTGGAGAAGAGTTAACTACAAATTATAGACTTCAACCTGAGTTAGAACAACCTGAAGACTTTATGAGAAAAGGAGGATATCCTAATGCAAAGTAAAGGATTAGGCGACGACATTAAAAAAATTACCGCAGCAACAGGATTAGATCAAATTGCAAAAAAGATTGCTCAACTCCTTGATGAAGATTGTGGTTGTGATGACCGAGCTGATTGGCTAAATGAAAAAACTAAGAATTGGCCTATATACAAAAAAAGGAATAACAATGAAAAAACAAATCAATGAATGTAGTTGTGGTTGTGGAGGCACGAATGGTTGCAATGATGAGAATGGAAATTATATGTTTTTTGGCAACTTAAAAATTATTAAAAAATATGTAGATGCCATGTTGCAGATGAACCCCGATCAAGTTCAAGAGATATTAAGTAATGGACACGATTGGGCTGCAGACCATATTGCAACTTCAAAAGATGATGTACAAGAAGTTGGAGATTTTCTAATGAATGAAATGCATCATGAACATGAATCAAATTCATATAATATGCAACAACCTCAATTTGTACCAGTAGGATTTAAAAATCATCTCAAACAATTGATGCCAGAGCGTATTGAAAAAACAGAATCTGGATACTTTGCTACTACTGAAACTGGTAGAAGATTATCCAAACAACCTAAATCA